ACCTGTATCACACATGAAGAGAAATATATGTGTTACAGGATTGGCTGTGTGCTCTACGATAATGGCTTCGGCAGGATTGCCGTCCGAAGTTGTGTCTTGTTGGGCGGCGAGTGCGGTATCTTCAACAGATCAAACCCAGCGTGGGGACTGTGGTTCCCCCTGGCTTGTTGCGACGGAACCTGCGGCCAAATATGCTGGCAGTGACAAAGTGTGTCCCATGATTTATGGCATACATCAGGGTGGTAGCTACACTACGGCATCTTGCGCTCCCGTTTTCAGATCACAATTGCTTGATATGGTAAATAAACTGTCAATGACAAATCAATTGGCACATTCGGCTTTAAGCGCGTGTGTTGATATTGCTCCTGTTGAGCTGTCCACAGATTTGCATCCCAAACATGCTGTTGTGCATCTTGATAAGAGTTCAAATGACAAAGAATTGTTTCCAGATACGCGCAGGCAATTGAGGGTTTTCGGTACCTTGACTAGCTACACTCAGAGTGTGAGCGAAGTGTGTTCCACGGGTTTCAGACAGTTCTGGGAGGAGAATGGTTATACAACTACGAAAGTTGCCCCACGATTGGATTGGCGATGCGAGCAATATGCTATGCGTGTCATGACGAACATAAGGAACAATGTTCCTGATAGGTTGATTTTGCACTGTTCCGCGTTGCTTAGTTCACACTTTGTGAATCAGGTTGGGAAACATTGGCGTTCTAAAACACGCCCGTTGTCTTGGGAGGAAGTTGACAATGGGATACTTGGTGTGACGTATATTGATGGCACTAACATGGCAACGAGTACTGGTTATCCCTGGAACAAGCCGAAGAGCACTATGTGCACACGCGAGTACAGAGAAAATGGAGATGGTACATTACGTGAGGTGTGGGTGCCTTTCAAGGAAGTACATGACGCCACTTTGGCTTATGAACAGATGCTAGAAGAAAGTATCCTGCCCCCGAGTTATTTTACTGCCGCAAAGAAAGATGAACCCGTGTCTGTGAACAAGGTTGAACGGTCGCGCATATTTATCGTAGGTTCATGGCCGATGCTCAGGTTGATGCGGAAATATTTTTTACCTCTCGTTAGGATTATACAGAATAATTCGCACGTGTTTTGTTCCTACCCTGGCATAGCCACACAGAGTAGTGAATGGCAGGATTTATATGACAGGTTCACGGTGGGTGAGGCTCGCGTGTATCTTGATGGAGACTTCAAGGATTGGGATAAAAGGTTGCAACCGATTGTTGTGTTGTGTGCTTTTTGGTTGTTCACGGAGTTAGCTCGCGTGCATGGTGTTTACAGCCACGTCGATCTGCTCATAATGCGCAACATAGCAGCGTCAGTTGCTCATCCAGTTATGGTCTACTTTGGTGTATTGTTGCAATTGTTTGGAACGAACCCGTCCGGACACAGCTTAACAGTGCACATAAATGGGTTTGCTGTTTTGATCAAGTTGTTTGTTGTGTTCAGTTTGTTGCGTCCGGCTGGAGTCGAATTGATTGATTTCTTCCGGGTAGTGATTGCGACGTATGGAGATGATAATACTTTGGGTATTCCTTTTGAATGGAAAGATTGGTTTAATTTGCACACGATACGCACAAAATTGGAAGAGTTCGGTGACGTCTTCACGGACGGTTCAAAGAACTCTGATGCCGCACCTTACAAGTTAGATTTTTCAACAACCGGTTTCGTCAAACGCAATTTCATTCATCACGGTCTATATGTTATGTTAGGTGAGACCAAACGGTTGTGTGTGAGCGCACCTTTGGAATTGTCCTCTATTCATAAGAGCTTATTGGTGTGTATACCTTCGAAAACTCTCAGTGCACGTCAGCAGATGGCCGCTACGTTGACAACTGCTGCATTTGAGATGAGCATGCACGGGGTCAAGGCATTTGATGAATTCATGATATTGGCGAAGCAGTGTGCTGTTATCTACGATTTGAAACCCATGTTCCGCACCTATGAAGAGTGGTTCGAGCTTTGGCGTGCGAGGAGCTATGCGAACAGTGGTACTCTTGGGATGAATTGTACCAAATATGCGGGTATCCTTGATTTGTGCCATGAGCCTCAGATGCAGGCTGAGGAAACATCTGGTGAAACTGAGTTGGTTGAGCGGCCAGTGCGGAAGGCAATTAGATACGCTGGTGCTCTATTGAGTAGAATTCCGTTTCTGGGTAGAGGCATTAGGGCTACGAGTCTGATTTTAAATGGTTCCATGGAGCTGGCTTCATTGTTTGGATTTTCAAACCCACCACTACAAGCGTCTGCTAGTTTGATGCGTCCACACATGCTGTTTGGTACGTCAACTTCACAGATCAGTTCTCCTATGGAGAAACTCAGTTTAACAACAGGGTGCGAATTGGAGATATCCGGAGAACGCTATGGCTTTGGTTCGACTGATCAGTTGTCGATAGCCTTCCTGAAACAGAAACGTGCATATCTGGGACGTCGTGAATGGTCTTCTTCTACTGGATCGACCGTGTCATTGCTAAAGGGACAAGTCAATCCCAATTTTTATTACTCATCGAAGAAAACTGTAGGCACGTCCACATACACGTTGAATCTCCTTACAATGGTGCCAATGACCATGCTTAATCATTTTTTCACTTTTTGGCGTGGATCGATTATCCTCACTTTTAAAGTATATGGCTTATCAGGTTATCACAAGGGCAGGTTGAGATTTGCTTGGGATCCTAGTGGAGTACCGCTTGCAATTCGCGAAGGTCGCGTACTGACTAAGATTATTGACGTTGATGGGTATGCTGAAGTTAAGGTGGAGATACCTTATTTGCAGGACAGATGTTGGTTGGCTACCAATAAGCCGTTGACTCCTTCTTTCAACCCTATCTCCGCGCATGCTCCTCCTCGAATGGACACCTATCAGGATTCTGCTTTTTCGACTGCAATCGATCTGAAGTCGAACGGTGGATGGACATTGGACGTGTTAGTGCCGTTGAGCACAGCGACGACCACATCAAAGGTGTACATTGTGACTTTTGCCGAGGGTGGAGCTGATTTAGAATTTGCAGTACCGTGTGAAGTGCCTCGATGGATGCACACACCGCCTCTAACCTTGCAAGGCTTGGTTGATTTTGATGATGAAGTTATTCCTGAGTCATTGGGGTGGGTGGATGCAGAGGGACAAACTCCGTGTTCAGATTTAAATTTAGGTTCGTATTTGGCGCGGCCTTTTATGATGTACACTGGCACTTTGTCGGAAGGCGCGACTTTATCTCTGAAATACAATCCTCTATACGATTTTCTCAATTTAACTGCAATTTCGACACGCATTGCCGGGTACGCTTATATGAAGTACCGAACACTGAATGTGAAGATGGTGATGAATGTCGGTGCTTTTCGATACATTGCAGGTTATATGACCTATATCAATATGGCAAATGAAGCTAGTGGTGTGAATTTGGATCGTTTCGCTGGTGGCAAGATCGACGATGCTATTATGGGTGCTATGGGCACTTCGGGTGAGGATGCGTTGCACATGGCTCTGACACAACGCAAACACTGTGAATTCAACTATCCCACCGACACAGGTTGCCACATATCCATTCCCTATATCAATCCAGCGGAGTACATCACACTTAACCGATCCATATCACCAGACTCTGGCACAGATGGTTTTCTGCACAACATGGTGACACTCCTTATCAACAGTTATTTTCCGCTCACTACTGCCACCACAGCTGTTGCAGATCCTGCTGGGTATAGTATCTATGTGTGGTTGGATGGAGTTGAACTGATTGGTCCAACTAACAATTACCAGATGCACGAGGAATTGTCCGCAGCCGAAACGGTCGCCGCAAGACAGATATATGCTGAAGATGTCAATAAAGGGACAGATACCTTCGATCTTTGGTTGTCTAAGCGCTTGGCGAGCGATCACAAGACTTTCTTTCTGGGGCTATTAAAACACATCAAGCCACCTGAGGATGTAGAGTGGGAGACATTAGCTTCAACTTTTGCGAGTACCAGTTACGCTATATTGGGCGCACCCATAATCGAGGAAGGGCTGAAACACACGGCTGGAATTATAATTTTGTCTCACATGCCAAGATTGGGCGAATATGGTGCCTTCACTTCCGCTGCTGTTATTTTTGCAATCATTGAATTGTGCATGAAAATGAGGTGTATGCCATTCTCGCTTTGCACGTTGCTGCCTGCATATCTGCACATTTTTATGGGCGGTTTACATGCCACGCAGAGTGGGTGGGTTGTCGTGTTTACAATGGTAATCCATGCACTGTGGAACATGTGCATGATATATTCGGGTTGTGGTTTTCATTGCGCGATGATGGGTGTCAAGACCGAAGAAGACGTATGCATTGTGGAAGGTAGGTGCGAAAGCGATGATGGCGTATATTTTGGCGAACGTGTTTTATCCTTGCGTTCACTTATGCAGCGCACTGTGAATTATCTACAACTTACCGGCTTTATTGGTTGTGGTACTCTTTCACTAACGGCGGCCACTCGCATTTTCGGCTACCGTATGGTTATGCCTCGATTACCAGAGTGGTTCGGGCCATCGCAGCGTTTTACAGATGGACCTCGTGTCAAAGATACAACTGGCACCTTGTATTTCAATTATGTCAATACCCCCTTATATGCCATGCTCATCCCTTGTTATACGGGGTGGAAGGGCAGCATTGTTTGGCGTGTGACAGTTCCAGCGGAGAATAATACTGATCAGGGGGCTAAGGGTCCGACTATGACATCTTTGTCGAATGCGTGGGGGCGTACTGTATCGTTTATGACATCTCAAGCCGCAAGCGCGACGGCTTATTTACCAACGGGCGCTCCATCCGGCGCCACGGCCACAGCGTCAGAATTGGTGTCTGCCACAATGCGACTGGGCGCCACAGGGCACACGGGGTCTGTGTACGGTATGCGCGGACTACCTGTCGAGGCTGTTTGCCCACATTATTCGGCGTTTAAATATCATCCAGCGTACCCTTTGGCTGCAAAGAACAACGTCATCGGCACTACCGATATCGCCTCCGACAATGTGATGATTGTAATACACAGATCAATGTCGGGCTTGACGCAGAATCATACTTGGCCAGAAGTTGATATGACTTTATTGACGCACTCTGGGGCTGACTTCAATTGTTATGGCTTCCTCAATGTTCCGACAATGTATACAGTGGGACCAAGTGGGGCTGGCACCGTACACATGTTTGCGCCAGCAACAACAAATTAGAAAGCTATGCTTTTTAGGAAATCTATACTAGACGTAGGCTAGTGTAGTAGAATTCGTAGGAATTCTATCTTCCTACG